CCAGTTGCTCCTATAGGACCTGTAGTACCTTGTATACCTGTCGCACCTGTAGCGCCAGTAAAGCCAGTCGCACCAGTGGGTCCTTGTGGGACTATCGCACGATCTACTTGTACTACTACGTTTGGTGTGGGTTCAATGTTTACTTGTACGACACCTGAGCCATTAACATTTACTTGATTTGCCATGTCATTGACTCCTTAGTTATAAACGCCATCGCTTGCGACTAAGAATAATAAGAATATGCTCTCGTCATAAGCGGGGGTAGTGCCACTCGCGGGAAAACTGATCTTGATTCTGCCTGTGAAACACGCTGGATCTGTAGCATTGATACCGAGATCAGGGTCACCAGGAAGTCCTGAGTATGTGACTTGCAAACTATCTCTGCCTATAGTAGCCCATGTTTCTTCATCGATGACTAGTGTGAATGTGCCAGCACTATTCACTCTGTTAGTGATACTCAATGTTATGGGTAATGCTTCTATGCGATTCATCGTCATAGAACCACTTGCTGTAGTTAATGCAAACACACTACCTGGAGTATACGTTGGCGATGCTCCGCGAGTGTCACTGATCGTGAATGTAGTCGCTGTGATGACTTCTTTGACATAGAATGTTGTATTGATAGTCACGTTACCAAACACAGTTCCTTTGAACTGCACAGGCATACCGATGAACAATTCTGCGGTAGAACTACAAGTCAATATGTTCGTGCCTGTAGTTGTACTAGTTATGTCTGTGATCTTGCTGACTAATGGATAGTCTGTGATAGTGAAGTCATATCCACTACGACTATCACGGAAGTTTGTGATGGCTCTGCGAATTATCGTTGCATCGATAGTCGCGCCTGTCAGATTGATTGGCGTAGTACCTGTCTGCCAACCACTTGGGTAACTTGTGATGTTACTCCATGCTAAGTTCCAAAAATCTTTTTGGTTGTAGACAAGTTCTTGTGCTAGTACTTGTCCATCGAATCCGCCCACTTGATTGAGCGTGTTTTGACTGAATTTTGCCATCTCTGCTTCCTCGCATTGTTGACCCTGACTCGCTACCTCGCAAGTCTAGGGTGTTATACTATATTTATGATAAATTGCCCCATTGCCATACACCGCTACCATCTGTTCCCCACGTATTGACCTCGAGCATGCCATATTTACCATTTGCTAATACTTGCGCTGGATTGACTTGTGCTAAATTTGATGTTTGCACAGTACAATTCAGTCCAGTATTATTGAAAACTAATATTTTATATGTCTTACCAAATCCTGCTTCATCTAAATTTGCACAGTTTAATGTTAATATCGTGAAACCACCATTGGCAGACATATTAATTTTAATGTATTGTTCAACATTACTTGCAAAATTGTATGTTATACCTGGTGTAGTATTGATAGTAGTTAAATTTTGTTTAATATATTTTGTAACTGTATCATTTGTGATATTAGCATTATTTGCACTTATATTACCTGTAACAGATAATGATGTACCTGTTATGTTACCATTAGCATATAGAAAGATAGTACCTGATATGTTTGCATTATTAGCAAATAATTGGCCGGTATTGGCTCTTAAATTTCCTGCGTTTATTGTTCCAGTAACGGTTAATGATGTCAATGTGCCTACGCTTGTAATATTTGGTTGAGCATTTGTGGCTACAGTGTTAGCGGCACCTAATAATCTACCGGTAAAGAAATTTGCTGAAACATTGTTACCTAATAATGCTCCAGTACCTGTAAAGACATGAACATTAGTAGTGCCATTAATTGATATGGCAACATTGGCGTTAGAATATACTTTGACATTACTATCACCATTGATGATCTCAGTACCTGCTCCAACAGATAAGTTACTGATATAAGTTCCATCACCTATCAAAAATTGCTGAGTACTAATATTGCCTGCGGCATTTACATTTCCTAATGTTGATATATCAACATTACATTGTATTTCTGTAAATCTACCAACGTTGGCTTCGATATTTGCATTTCCAAAATTTGCACTGTTCGTACCAAAAGTATAAACATTACTGCTATTATTAACTGTTAGTGATATGTTACCATTGGCAGTTAATGTTATATTACTATTTCCATTTTTTAGCAGACCTGAATTGATAGTAGTAATATTGCCAGTAGTAATATTTGCATTTGTTAAGAATGCTGTAGTAATGTTGCCTGTAGTAATATTTGCATTAACAATGTTAGCATTGGAAATATTTGCAAAATTTATACTTGTATCACCTGTGATGTTGACAGGTACATTAAAATTGGCTGCGGCTGATGTTATCTGCAATTTGTTATTTGCAGTGCCTACTTTAAATTGAATACCAACGTTAGAATTACTATCGATAGTAATATTGCTAGTATCAAATGAATTATTAAGTTTATTGTTTACAGCATTAGTAATTTCACCGGTAACAGAATTATAATTTAAAACTTCTAAGGTTTGAATATTTCTTATAGGTTTTACATAAAATGCATTACTAGTATTTCCTGTAAAATTACTTCCTGTAGCATTTAACAATATGCTATTACAAGCAAGATTTGCATGTCCAGCGCCTCCTCCTATCGCGATTGAATTATTTCCTAAATTTAAATTTCCTGCGTTATAACCTAGTGCTACAGAATATTGACCTTGATTTGCTGATCCGGCGCTGAAACCTATACCTATCGAATGCGCACCGGGCCCCGGGGCGGCGCCCGGTGATGTTCCTTGCGCACTACTACCGATAGCGATAGCACCCTCACTTTGATTTGCTCCTGCTCCTGTACCTATACTAATCGTGCCACTACCTGCAGGAACGTTCCCGGCGCCTCCTCCTATAGCAATGTTATATAAAGTACCATTTGTGTTTTTACCTGCTGATGATCCTATCGCAATACAGTCTTGTCCTTGTGTTACACCTGCTTGTTCACCGATGGCAATTGTTCTGATCGCTTGACTGTTACTACCTGCTAAGTTACCTATCGCAATGCTATTTCCGCTTTGATTATTACCCGCGGCGTTACCTATAGCGATAGCATTCGTGCCTTGAGCATGACTACCTGCATTTGCACCTATAGCGATTGCACCACTTGTTTGATTAGATCCTGTACTCGCACCTATAGCGATAGCACTTGTGCCTTGTACAAGGTTACCGGCGTTTGCACCTATAGCGATTGCACCACTTGATTGATTTGGTCCCGCATTTGAACCCAACGTTATATTGCTACTATTGACTTGCAAATAGAAAGTGCTGAGAACATTTGTTGTTTTATTAAATGTAAGATTTGCGCTTGCGCCAAAATCATTATCATCATTAAATTGTATCTGTGTATTACTACCTGCAGGTTGTTCTAAGTCCCATGGTACTCCATTTGCATAAAGCAAATTATCAGTTCTTACGTTACCTGCTTGCATCGTACCTGTAACGTTTACGTTTGTTGCAACATTTACAAAGTTGGCAATTGCTAGATTTCCAAGATTAGCATTTCCGGATGTAAGATTGGATGTAATATTTGCAAAATTAGCCGTGATCAGATTAGCACCATTAATATTGCTGTTTGTACCTTGCAATGTTAAACTTGTGTTTGTCGCTAACGTTAAACCTGTCAATTGACCTACGACTAAGATATTAGATTGAGTCGATGTAGTCAATGATCCTGTTAATGTATTACCGCTTACATTATTTGCAGTAATGTCATTTGCAGTAATGTCATTTGTTGTTAGGCCATTACTTGTAAAACTAGATATATTGGATATTCCATTTATACTGATTTCAACATTACCATCGGCAGTATATATACGTGCATTACTTGTGCCATTTGAAATAAAAGCGCCGCCTGATACGTTAGACAGTAATCCTCCATCACCAAAATAAAATGATGCATTTACGTTTCCAGCAAAGTTTGCTGTATTTCCTATTAACGCATTTGTGATATTTGCATCAGCGATATTACCGGCTATGAACACATTGCCAGGTACGCTGAATAGATTTGTAACATTATCAAATGTAAATCCAGCACCGCTAGTGAAATTACCAGTACCATCGGTGATCTGTATCTGAGTGTTAGCACCCGCGGCTGTACCATTACCGCTGACATTGGCAGTACCTTGCGCCCATGTTAGATTACCTGTACCATCTGTCTGCAAGAAATATGCATTGGCACCACCATTGATCTTTAGGTTGCTTATATTAGTGAATCTAACGTTGCCGTTGCTTGCTAGTGTGTTGGCAGCACCACCTAATGCTTGTCCATTCAGATTAAACTGTAATTGTCCTGTATTACCCGCGGGTTGTGCATATCCTAATGAAAAAACATTTAGGCTAGTCGTGACTGGACTTACAGTGATGCCAGGGGCTTCTGGCGTGACTGTTATGCCAAACGGTTGAACTACGAAATTGGCATTGATTTCACTCATGTTATTGATACCTTATGATGAATCCTAGTGGTTCACGATTTATGTCTGTCTGTCCGCTAACATTACTTGTTCTGCTAACACGCAAAGTTACTATGACTAATGTGCTATTAGCCGCGCTATTCGCTAATGCTATGTTAGGTGTGCTGTTGCCGTTACCTGTTATGTTATTACCAAGATATAGATAACCTGTACCTGCGTTAGCATTTGTGAATGCCGCTGTCAATGTGTAATTAGCATTGCTTGGTTGAGTAGCAAGCGTAATATTGCCAAGATTGACGGAATCAGCAGTATTGTATTCAATATTAGCAACTTCATAATATTTTGCAGTTGGGCTGATAGACCAACCATTGCAATTGACAGCATTACCATTGCTATCTGTAAATGTCAATGGGAAAGTATATGCTTCCCCTGTGTAGATTTCCAAGCATTGCATCTCTGTGCCTGCTATGGTCATCGTTTTCGCGCCGTTTAGTAATAGACTCATGTTCGTAGTTCCTATATATTATTTATTCTGGTCTGACAACTTCATGACTCAGACCCTCACGATCAAGTCGTGCTTTAATCTTATCGCACATTCTCACGTATACTTTTGCTCTGGGAACTTGAAAGATATTGTATGCTTTTGCAAAAGTTATAAATTCTTCAGTAGTTCCTGATTCAATTATTTCCATATACCTTATAAGGTATTCGTCACCATCATTTACTATATTCATATACTGACCTCGTACCCTGTTGTTGTTCCAGAAAATACATATACTCTAGTACCTGATACCATATTGCGCATAAAATATACGATTTGACTAGTCGTTGCACCTACGGCAACTTGTTCATCATAAAAAAATACCGGTTTATCTGCTTCCAGTTCAATAGTAGAGAAATATGTACCTGCAACTATCTCAAAATTAGCACTTGTTCTTCCTGATCCTATTTGTACTGTAGTGGCTGCATTTGCTACCAATTTAAATGTGCCCGCTCTTTTAATATTAACAGCACTAGGAGAAAATGTAGCCGCACCTATTATCCACCAATCATAATCACCATTATCCATATTGAAAAGTCCGGCTTGCTGAGGCAACCATGGTGCAGTACTATTTTGTGCATAACCCATTGCCGTTGTAGCAGTATTTTGATAGTATGGAAAATATTCATTAGCCGCTACAGTAGTACCGTCTAGATATACAGGAACATTAAAAGTTCCAGTGGTTACGTCAACAAAAGGATAAGTTCCTCTTATATCAAAATTTTCATTAGTTTTTTCTTGTTGGAAACCTCCTTGCATATTTTGTATGCTAATCGTACCATTTGCAATATTGTTACCTGCTACAGTACCTAGGGCGATCTTTCCACCTTCGATAGTATTATTAACGATGTTATTATTAACAATAGTATTTGTTTGTATGTTAGTACCAGTGATTGTATTTGATTTTACTTGACCACCTGCGATACCACCTGTATTACTGATAGGATTGTATGGTTGAATATTTGCACCACCCCATGCGAATATATTGCTGACATTACTATAACGACCTGATGTGTCGTTTCTTGCTGTAGCACTCCAATAATAATTTGCGCTAGGCAAATCATTTACTGTTATAGTTACATTGTTGTAAATTGCATTTGCGCTATCACTATTAGTGAATGGTATACCGCCTGCGCTTTGTACAGTGCGGTATAAATTATGTGTTTGCACATTACTATTGTTGCCATAATTGAAGTCCATATACAAAACAGTACCTGTGTCTGGCACGCAACTCGTTACTTCAAATCCTGTTACTGTAGCATTTGCATCTGTGAATGATGTAATAGTCGGTGGACATGGTTCGCTGATCACGTTAGGATCTGTCAATCCTGTATTGTCAGCAGGTACGAAATCTGTGATAGCATTATCAGCGTATACTGTGCCGTTATACTCAAATGCTTCTATGCTTGCTACTAGACTACCATCTTCTAGTGTTTGCTCATTCACGCTACTTACGCGGAATAATTTATATGGATTCACAGGGTCTACAGTCGTCGGTCCCCAACCATAATCAGGCTGACCCACACGAATCACATCACCTGCTTCTATCTGTATACCACTATAGTCTAATTCACAACTGATCACTAAATCTTCACGACTTTGTAATAAGCGTCTTGCCGCAAGATATTTCGCTTGTACTGCTTCATTGACTAATGGAAGACTGATGTTCAATCTGTTCACTGCTTCATTAGGACTCAATATGTCATCGTATACTTGACTGCTCCAATTTGCAGGATTTGTTAGATCGATGACTTGATAATCAGTCTGATCTTTGATATTTTTGTTAGGATATGCGACTTCAACTTGGTTATATGTCTCATTCAAATCTACAGGATTTATCTGTACACCACCAATGATGTTGTTGCTGTCTACTAAGAATAAATCTGATTCTAGACCACTATAAGGTCCATTGATCACTACACGCCACTTACCTGTCGCTTCACTATATTGTAACCAACTATCGCAACTATCTACCATTGTCTGTAGATTAGTCAAGCAACTTGCGGCTGTATTCACAGCACCATTGATACGATATCTAAATAATTGTGTTTGTGGATTACCACTAGTGTCGATATATTGTATAGTTTGATTGCTATATGTGTTTAAGTTATATAAACTTGTGCCAGGCGTGTTGACATCATCAATTTGGCTAGAAGGTATTGCGCAACCATATCTTGTGTTTGTCATGTAATCGTATATGACAGTACCTGGTCTTGCGCCATTGCTTGCGCCCATATTGTTGGTGACTTTGATTTGTGTTGTATCTAAACCTGTAGTACCTGCGTCTGGATTGTACTCAACACGCACGATAGCGAAAGCCATGTTATCTAATTTAACACTATCACCACCTGTAGTATATATAGGACCATTCCAACGTTCGTTCGCAGGTATACCACCGCCTGTGCTACTATCACTCATTATCTGTATAGCAGTCTGACCACCGGTGTTAAAACCTGCGTTCGCGGCACCATTTTGGAATAACCAAATATAGATTTTATTAGCCATCCTATTATCGACTTGTACTGGATCGCTATTAGTTGTAAGACTTGCTACAGCACCATTAGTACCGAATGTTACCTTCTTACCACTATAGTACACACCATTAATAGTGTCGAATGATACAGTTTGTCCATCTGGTTTCTCACATAATGCTATGCAATACCACATGAATTTTTGATCTTTACTGATCTTAGCATCTATGATAGGACCACCCAACCATGCTTGACCATATACTATCGGTAATTTATTATCTGTCGCAGGTGGCAACTGCACACGACCACCACCATCACCACCGGCAGACGCATTTCCTTCTGCTCGTTTCGCTAATAATTTGCTAGCACCTATACTGATCGCGGCACCAAGCAATGCTTTACCTATGAATGCACCTGCGCCAGGAATGAATACGGCAGCGGCTACTGCGGCTACGACACCGAGTAACTTTTTAAGGCCTTTACCTAATTTCTTAAAAAAACTCATATTAGTTGCTCTTTACCATACCGGGCTGAAAATTGCCACCTGCGCCACCTGCGGCTGCACCACCACCTGCGCTAGGCACAGTTGTTTTTGTCTTAGGATCTACACCGAAATCGAACGTAAATCCTGCGAGACTAGTCACATTATTCATAGCACTATCTGTGCTGTCAAAGAACTGCCAACTTTCTTTGTTGGTCTTGCGTCCTGCTATTCTATTCTCTAACACGCTCTTATAACTACTGCAATCAAAACTGATTGTGTAATTGTCTAATTGATCTTCACGCTCTTCGCTGATACCATAATTAGTCACGATGCCTGTGAATCTTAGGTATGCATTATTCAATACCATGTTACTGTTATAGAATCCACGATATATCTTTACTAAACCACCACGTATCTGACCTTGGCTCTCTAATACTTCATAGATGTTGTTACCACTCACACCACTGATAGCGATGCTTGTGTCTGCTGAAGTAACGCGCAAACTTCTATTTTGTACGCCTACGCTCATCAAACCACCTAATGGTGTATATACGTTACCATCGATACTTTCTGCTGTATATGCGCTACTGAATGTCAATAATTCTATCTCGTCTGCTGTGCCTGTAGTGTTTGCGACATTAGCATTGGCAGTAAAGATAGTGCCACTGACATTGCTTGTAGCACCTATAGTAGTCCATGCTGTATTGCCAGTAGTTTTGATGATGTACTCTTGGCCACTGGTCAAACTATTTGCATACGTGGGCAAATAATTATTATAGATCACTAACTGCACAAACTCTGCGCTTGTGACGTTTGCTTTATTATTGGCTACTGCTGGTATACTTGTACTCATGCTGTACCTACAAATTCATAAAGTTGGAAATCGCTACTGAATTCTATCAATGCGTTATTGACTACTGTACCATTAGGACGAACATATGCGCCAGGTATCAATGAGTATGTAGGCATATTTGGGCAGAACATGTTCCATTCACAACTATTTCCTACTGTGATACCTAAACCTGCTACGCTAGCAGTCAATATGTTTGGTCTATTTGTTGTAACGATAACTTCTGATCCTGTACCACGTAATACTTGTGTAGTACTTGTAAATGGATATGGATAGTTGCCTATCTGTATCAAATCATTTGGTTCAAATATCACACGACTAGCAGGTACTACTGGCAAACCTGTAATCTTTAATTGATTGCCAACGAATGCATCTACACCATTTTTTACAGTCAATCCATTCAATTGATTTTGTGACAATTGACCTTGATATCTGAATATCCAACTCAAACATGCATTATCGCTAAATGTCACGATCTCAGGACTGACGACATCCATGGTGTCTAGTGCTTCTAACAGATCACGATTCTGATAATATTGCAAACTAGCAGGCATCTTTAATGTGAAACGCCATGGATTCTTAGTTGGCGTGAGACTTACTCTTGGTATCTCGTTTCTTGTGAATTGTATACCAGCGACCTTTCTACGATCTATGCTGATCGCATTACATTTGTTTAAAATTGTTTGTAATCCTGCCATGACTTTTTCCTATTATGCTGCCGCGCCATATGGCATTTCTTTTCTTGCCTGATTGCTTGCACCAAATAATGCTTTTCTATTTTCATAGAACAATGTCGCTACGCTCTTAGCGTCTACAGCATTGATATTATTGTTATATGTGTAATTGTTTACTACAGGTTGTTGCTGTGGCGCACTTGCAGTTGCAGTACCTAACTTATCATTAGGTATGACTGTGCCTGCCGCTTTTGGTACGAATAGTTCTGGCCCGCGCTCACCGACCATGTAAGGTTTACCTTTTTCAGCAGGACCACCTTCTGCTAATCCTGGTAATGGTATGCCAACGCTACCTAAGAATCCACTGATAGCACGGAAGATTAATGCTTTCGCTATCATCTTAGCAAGATCAGCAACGATGCTTCTAGCAAAATCACTAAACTTGAACTTACCTGTATTGACGAATGTATCTACACTATTGCTTATAGTTCCCCATGTATCGTTTACAGCCTTTTGTGCCATATTGATTGGCTTGAATTGTTCTGCTATCTGTTCTAATCCTCTGATCACGCCTGCGTTATAACTTTGTTCTAATGCAGTCTTCTCTGTGATCTCACGATTCTTAGCGTCTATCGCAGCCTGCGCTCTTTGATTTTCTAAACTGATAGATTCCATGATACGATTTTTTTCTAACTGACTAGTAGCATTCTCAAGATCACGCCTTAAGTCAGCGACACGCTTTGCGCTTTCAATCTGTATTTTGGCTATTTCTAATGTTCTAGCCATATCTTTTTCTGATATCTCACCGGCTATGACTTGACGCATTTGATCAGCACGAAGTATTTCTGTTGCATTATCCAATTGCAATTTCAACAATTCATTTTGTTGTGTGATATAATCTTTTCTTGCGATCTGTGCCTCGAGGTTTGTTATCTCAACTTGTTTGAGAATCTTCATCGCATCGGCTTGTTTCTCAATAATCTTTATCTGCTCTTTATACTGTGCAATCAATATATTATTAGTGTAACCACCTTTAGCCTCTTCGTCTCTTATTTTTTGTTGTATGGCTAATTTTTGATTTGCAGTTTCTTTGTCAATGTCAGCAATCATCTTGGTTCGTTTTGCTTGTTCATCAAGCACACCAATTGTACCATTAATTGTTTGTTGATATTTTATTGCTATACTATTTTGGGCTCTTAATTGTTCATTGCTTCTAGTTTGTTGGTCAGCAATCTGTTGCTGATTTTCTAATAATTTTTCATATAATTGTCCACGCTCTTTATCTGCACTAGTATCAGTTGCGCCTGCAGGAGTGGTCGCGCCTGAACCTGCCATCATATTATCGATGGCTGATCCGAGACCTAATGCTAATGCACCACCTGCTAATAATTTAAGTATAGGATTCTTACCTAACGTATTGGCGATAAGCGCTGTATTTTTTAACTCTCTATTAAATTCTATCAATCCAGTGATAGTTTTTACGCCAAACGCTAATGCGAATGTTACGCCAAGAATTTTGATGATTTTTTCTGCTTGTTCGGCAGATAGTCTCATATTCTCTACTTTACCTATCAATGGCTCAAGCACACTTAGTGCAGCCATTTGTAATGTACGGAAATTATGTTCCATAGCGGCAACTGCTTCTGCCGCACGATTCATCTCAACTTGTAATGCTAATAAATCTTTTGTATCTAATGCTTTTTGTAATGCGCTAGGATCTATTTGTGCGAATGCTTTGCCGAATACAGCGATACCTAATGCAGTACGCTGTGCGCCTGCTTCCATACCTGCTAATTGTTCAATAGCCTTTTGGAATACTTGAGTTGGAGTCTTAGTTTTTAGATCATCTAATGTGATGCCTAATTCTACTAATGCTTTTTGTGATTTTTCGTTTAGCCCTGTGGCTTCATCTAATGTTTTGTAGAACTCTGTAAGTATCTTGCCAGCGTCACCAAAACTTCCGCCTGCTTCTTCAAGACTTTGACTTAATGCTAATACAAATCCTGTAGTCGTACCAAATGCGTCGGCAACATCTTTTATGCCATCAGCCATCTTGATAGCACTACCTGCTATCAATGCAAATGCGCTACCTGTTACTTTTGATACAGTACTTGCGGTTCTACCAATTTTATCCAATGCATCATCAACATCTTTGCTAGTGGCAACAAATTTCTTTGCACTAGCATCAGCATTTTGTAATGACTTGTTTAGACTGTTGACTTGATCTTCACCATCAACTTCTATTTTTATTTTATAATTGTCTATTGTAGCCATTATAATTGTATCCCTAATTTTTGTTTAACATACTTACGAATTTCTTCAATCGTAGGCTCTGTCATACCGTCAGGCGCTTGTGTAGACCAACCCTCTTCTAAGCGTTGTGCATATGGATAATTGGCTTGTATCTCGTTACCACGCAATATTGTCTTACGTCTTGCATTTCCAGGCCTATAATTCTTAGGCTTATATTTCGTCTTCCAACGATTTGGATCTCCGATCGGCGTGAATCCTTTGTAGGCGTCATAAGCAACCTTGGTGATTGTTTTTTCATCAAGTATATCTAACACCTTATTCAAACGATTCACGATATTGCTCATTTATTTTGCTTGCCTTTTTGTAATATAGTTTGCAATTGATCTTGATTAATTTTATAAGCATTAGGATCTGGTGCAGTACCTTTCGCTTTTGTTTTAGCCATCTGATAACTATCGTAGGCAGCAAGGACATCGGTGATCATGAAGTCGTATGTGGTAGCGTTCTGTTCCACGACATGTGGCAAAACACCATACTTCTCAGCCATACGACCTATCGTGATCATTTTTGCGCTTCCCCAACTGTTTGGGTCGATGCCTTGCTCTGTGGTTTTCCCAAGATTTCTCCAATCTTGTTGATCGCCGCGGCAGCGATATCGATGGGTAGATCCTCATCATCTGCAAGTACTTGCTTGCCATCCTTGTCTAAGATCATGGCTTTCATCATCTTATCAAGGTTGCTAAATTCGTTGTTGCTACGTGCATTGAAAAAGTCAAAATAAATTGACATGCGCACGATATTATATGTGTGGAATGTGATAGGTTCGCCATATCTTTCGATAAGTTCCTTATCATCAAGAACTATTTCTATTAGTTCTGGTTTGCTTGCGAAATCTTTGATGTTCATTTGTTATCTCCTTTTGATTAGTTCCCACTATATTTATCGTAATGCTCTTCAAGCAATTGATTGAGCAATGCGATGCGAAATGCCTGTTTGGCTTTCATCTGTCTGATTGTCTGTTCCATGTTGTTTAACATAGGTAACAGTTTTGCTTCATCTGCGATTAGACTTCTTAGTTTTTCTTCCTCAGTCTTTAGGAAGGTATTGTTATTAGTATTCATTTGTTCACCTATAAAGAAAAAGAGAGCAGATCGCTCTGCCCTCTTTCTTTGGTCATTATACGACCTTAGGACCAGATCCCATGTCACCGTTCACCGCTATAGTTAGTGGTGATACCCATACTGGGCTATCAGGCGACGCTGTTGGTGCAACAGAACTCAAATAACCTTTACCATGATAGATGAAAGTTTGAGTATTGGCAATATTATTGCCTGGTGTTGTGTTACCAACGTTGCTACTATTGTTCAACTGAAGTCTGAATGCAACTTCAATACGATTCTGGCTCAAGCCAGAAACACCTTGGTATGATGCTGAAGTGTTTGCTGATGCGTTAGCACCAAAAAATCCTTCTTGATCTACTACGATGTTAGTGCTGATCTCATTGTCGCTAGGTGTAGTAACTTTGTTGATACTTGCTGAACAGAAATCTGTCCATGAGAATATACCAGTGCTGTTAGTCACTGTTACATCTTGCAAGCAAGTAACATTTAACAAAGTTGTATTGGCTGCATCGTTGGAAATATAAGTTCCAGCGAGAAAACCATTACCACCTGCGCCAACATTAGAACCAGCCACATTAGTTGACAATATGAGTGCAGGGAAAGTACCTGTCTCGTTTACTGTAATGTATGCCATTTTAATATCTCCTTAAGTTAGTGGCGTCAATCATTAAAATCCAAGCGTTTTAAACTGAAAGTATAGGTATGTTTTTCACTACGATTACCGATCACTTCTGTCTTACTGTATGTGATTTCATAATAACCATTAAAGAATTGTCTGTCTGCGGCAAGATCATTGATCGTACCTAAAACAAAAATACTTTGTGGGTCATCTTGGAAACTCACATATAATATCTCAAACTGATCTGTAACGGTGTATATCTGCCCACAAGGGGTCACACCATTGATGTTTACTTCACGACTGACAGGGTGAGCATCTCTGACATAAACGCCATATGGGACAACATCATCACTACTAGGATATGTGCCACTCACTTCCACGATAGGTGTAAGTGTGTTGCATGTGGCTCTCATATATTCTATGATAGCCTCCTTAGATATTAATGGTTGATGTCTTGATGGCATCAGAAATATCTCCTGTCATTGTTGAAGTAATCTACGTCTGCTGTCCAATTCTCTTCTAACTTAGTCGTTGGACCGTTAGGAGCGTCTTCGTTCAGATCATAGAAGTTCATCAATTGCAATGCTTTCTCCCATTCAGCCTGATATCTACGCAATGCATGATCAAAGTTAACACGGTCAACATCGTTGACGTTGCTAGTATCTGACACGATTGATTCGTAGAATACTTTTACAGCCATGAATGTATCAAGGCGTATTAGTGTCTGATCATTTTTGATGAGCAGACTTGGGTTGAATGAGGATATCAATGCACCGTTAGGTAAGTTAGTGTAATATGTTGCCCCTAGCACCGTATCGCAATACTTTTGCCACCAACCAAATTCAAGTTGATAAAGGATCTCTTGACTACCTACTTTGAAGTAGTCATCCCAATTGACTTGCATCTGACTAGCACGGCGTTCTGCCGCAGGATCATAAAAGATTATATCCTGTACTGTTGCATTGCTGACTCGTTGATAGGGGACTGACATAGTAAACTTTTCCTATATTATTTCAATTACTGCTGGTAAATGTTGATTGCTCCACCGCGTCTTGGGTCGGCTACGCCTGCACCCATGTAAGCGAGACCAGTCAACCACATCTGCAAGCCACCTGGCTTCTCACCCATCTTGATCTGCAATCCTTCTTTGAGAACTGTGAAGATCGCAGTCTCGTGGAAGTAACCACCAACAAGCACTGGGCTAGTTGATTGTTGACCAAGCAATACACGGTTTGCTGAAGGTAAGAATGTAGTAAAGATTACTGCGCAACCATAAACGCTTTCGATGCGTCCAGTTGACAATAATTCGTTACCAAGTGCAGATAGGTTTGAACCACCTGATTGGCTTACTGCACCACCAGTCAATTCAGCAAGCATACGATTCAATGAAGAACCATCTTGTCCTGCTGTTGCTGTAGTAAGTGGAGTAGGAGCATCACCGTTGCTGTCCAATACGATGATTGGAGTGCCTGGTAGGCGAGCAACTTTGTAATTCTGCTTGACATTACGAACTAGTTCTAATACGCTAGCACTAGTGAAGCCATTAGTCCAACCAGCAGTATTGCTTGGTAGACCAGCAGTAAGCAATTCCATAGCACCTAACTGAGTAGGACGAGCAAAGCCGTCTGCCGGTGTTGGGTTATAGTTAGTGTTACCTGGTGTTGCCTTAAATGATAAGAAGGCTTGACATACACGAATGTCAACCTTTTCACCATATGACTCACCTAGTTCAGCACCTAGTGTTGCGGCTAATTCGAATGATGTAGTCCATGCGTAGAATACGTCAAACGCTGTAGCGGCAACTGCTGGAGTTGCTGTGATTGAACCTTGACCTAATGAAGGATTCTGTTCAACTGCTAATGGAGGTGAACCGAAACCATCGCCACCAGAAGGTGTTCCTGCAGGGTTATAGTCTTGGTATGTGATTGGTGCAAAGTTAGGCACCAAATATTGATTACCCTGGTTAGGGGCAACGACCTGTGTGAACTCTACGAGTCCTGTGCTTTCGTGCATTGCACGTAAAGCGAAGTTTGCAATGGCTGTTGTGAAGCCATCGGCTTCATTATTACCACCACCTAATACATATGCCATTTTAATATCTCCTTAAGTTGGCTTATACGATCTTTCTAGATGCTGTAGACACGGTTGCAGTTACGCCTGCCGCCTTAAGACCAATACGCTTACCTAAGCCATTTCTCTGTGCCCATGCATTGAAGGCAGCAGGATCTTTGCTATAGTCAGGTATCTGATCAGGAGGTGCGCCAGCGAACTGACTTTGACCTGGCCTCAATCCAGAACCGCTTGACAGACTATTTTGCTTGAGTAACTTAGGGTTACCTTGAGCAACTTCTTCTACCAAGCCTTTTAGACTTAATGGATTACCGTCCATACCATATCGTTCTTGACCCTTCTGATTGATGATTGCATAACTGCCATCACGCTTGAACTGTAGATTACTCTTGATTTTTTGCAATGCATAATCTTGTAAATCATTATCGAATCTATCGCCCATGTTGCGTAATATCTCAGTATCCAATTCTTTCATACGCAATGCTCTGTCTTTTTGAGCAAGGTCGCGCTGAAGTCTCATGAACTGATCTCTTAAATCGGTACTGTCATCACCTACATCACGCCCTATGCGTGAGTTGTCAGTAGGTTCTGACTCCATTGGCTGTGCGTTGCCACCGCGTTGTTGACTTGAAGTACGTGCCACATATGCTAATGCTGCCTCTACGCTTTCAAAGTTTTGACCGCTTGCTTGTGACAATGCGTTCAAAATAGAATTTGTAGTGCTTTTGCGAATAACACCTGGGTTTACTTTTCCATCACCAGCATCATTTGTAACCTGTTCTGCATCAGGGGCACTAACGGAGCCATCGAGTTGATTTTCTAACATTTAATTTTTCCTTTTGTGTTATATCGTAACAAACGAATTTAATTTATTATCTACCTGTGTTGATACCTTGCAATTGTGTTGCAATCGCTTGGTTTGTATAATAACTCTGTCCGGTATATGTAACAGGTGTACCTATACCTACATCATTATATCCTACGCCATAATCTCCTGCGCTATCATACTCAGTATCATCACCATACATTGGTTCGGTCTCACCGAACTCTTCTGGTGTACTGATCTGATCACCGAGATCACGGCTCAATACTTGTTCATTGTCTTGTGTCATCAAGTCTTTGACTTGCTGATCTTGTATAGTCTCAATATAAGCCTGCTCATACTGCGGGATCTTTTCAGCAGGTGCGAGCATACCAATGATTTCTTTAGTGATGAGACTATCAATGATAGGATTATTCTGCACCATGGCTTTAGCCTGACCCATGAGGGCTAATCTATAGTTTGTGTCATGTGCTTCATAATCTGTGTTGTAATGTACTTCACCTGCCCAACGCATTCCCATGAATCGTGCGGCATAAGTGAATATCAATTCTTCTGTGACTTCCATCAAGCGGGCTTTGCTCTTTGCGAGTCTATGTAATGTTTTTCGTTCCTCGATGATGGCGACGCCACTTGCGATTTGATTCTTTGTGTTACGCAAGCCACCTAGGCCAGTCAATGCTTCGATCTGCTCAAGTATCTCACGCTGTCTACTTGTGACTTTATCAACATCACCTGTATCGACAGGAATAGATTCTACTTGACCTTGACTTGCGCGAACTATCGCACCTGCGTGTACAGGAATGCTTACGCCTTTATCTGCACGAATGATAGTCTTTGCGAACTGTATTGATGTGTATGCTTCACATTCTAATTTATAATGTTCACGTTGTGCGTCACTTGCGCTATCGATATCACTAACGCCTAGGTCCATTGTTCTTGGATCTCTGCGACCATATGCTATGAAGCCAGGTATGCTCATGCCTGCAGGATAAGTACCAGTACCTATCTCTTCTACATCATTCTTGCTGACATTTTTACCTACACGGTAGTTCTTCCAATAACTTGGATATTCGTCAGTACCAAGATGATAGCACTTTAAATAATAATTGTCTTTGTCTTCTGCTTCTAATATTTTGACATGCTTGACCATTGGCTTGCCACCGAACCATTCCCATTCCCAATTCCATACATTGAGTGGATTGACTGCGACAACATAAGGTCTACCAAGATTGCCTTCATCTTGTTTAGGCATATCTACAAAGACCCAGCAATATCCATAGATGCTAGTGAGGTCACCTACTTGTTCCATGAAACTATCCATTGATCTGTTTTGTAGATCACTATCAAGCAACATCAGTTGTGCCCACTCTGTGTTATCAGGATTGATATACTGACCTGCTGGTGTGCAGAACTTTAATTCACGTTTGATGCCTGGCTCAAACAATACATCGTTGATAGTGTCAACGATATAACGGCAGATAGGTTGTGCGACTGTATTGTTTACTAGATCGATATAAAGATTGCTATCTTCGCTTGGTCTTTTCTTGCGCACATAAGTCTTAAATATCTGTCCTCCTAGATATGCATATTGGTATGCTAACATCTGTTCATAGACAGCGTTGTATATAGGACTCTTATGAGTTAATTCATGTACATTCATATTTTTTTCCGTTGACGATTATTCGTTGTCGTCAAGATATTCGTAATAATCGCCACCGAACTTTTCGTCGAACTTTTCGTCAAGATATTCTTCTTGCTCCATGGCAGCATATTCTTCTGGATCCATGTCCATCACATCTTCTGTCTCTTGAGTATAGACGCTATATTCGTCTAGTGCTTTCATGACTTCTGGAAACTCACCGAATGCACGATCAATATCTTGCGCACTGTGTCCCATGTCGGTAAGATATCTCACGACATCTTTTGCAAGATCATAATGATCATCTTGTGGTATGTAAAATTTTGAGATTGCATACATCTCGACCATCATATCAAAGTCCATATTGTCACCTATACTAGTATCTATTATTTATACACGTTTGTTTAAATATTTACTGTATTCATTAAGCATGCCTGGATAACAATGCTTATGTTTACGGCTGAACCATGTCACATGATCTGTTCTATTACAATGTAAGCAAGTCATGTATGGGTCTTTTGGCTTGTTGAAGTTCTTACCATATTTCTTTTCTAATCTATGTCTGCGATCTAATGGGCTACCATATACAAGATGATCAGGGTTCACGCAATTTTTTGTCAAACATGTATGTTGCACTTCATGATTTTCTAAATCTAAACCTTTTTCTTTACCGGCGACTCTATGAACTGTCATCATCTTAGGTACACCGTCGTTTCCACGTATCATGCCGTAACCGGCGTTATTCACTGGTCCAGTCCATAACCAGCATTTACTTTTATCTTTTGGTATATCGACACGCTTCATCATGCGTTCATATGCGCTTGTGGTTTTTGATTTCTTGCGTGGTTTTTTCGTTTTCGTAAACATACTATTATTTAGTATGTTTGATAATCTTCATTTATTTCGTCACCATTCATGATGTCTTCCCAACTTGGTCCACCAGGATACAATGGACTCTCAGGTTTATATTTGTTCGCAGGATCACTCATACGTGCATAGCGTGGATCCATGCCTATGTATTCTTTCAATGTTTGTTCATGTTGTATAGGGAACAAATGATGTATGCCATAACGCAAGCAATCACCTAATCCGTCTATGTGTGCATACTTCTGTTCAGTATACTTGACTAAACGCTTGCGACTACCATCTTCGAAATGATACGTGGTCAATGCTTCTATCAATAGTTTATCGTCTTTCTTGATACGCAATCTGTCTGCATTGATGAATCCATTCACAGTATTATCTGTATCTGAGATCAATGGATTGCTCTTGCGACCATTCACTATCTGGAAGCCATATTTCTCAAGTATGATACGATCTGTGACACCGAATGGGCTAGTTGTGTCACGATTGACTTGAGTACCACTCATGTCGATGATACTATAAAGTCTGCGTTTTGGAAAGTCTTGACGTATCGCATCAGCGATTCCTTCTGTGCTACAATCTTTGATTGCATAACTCTTCAACACTTCTAATCGTGCTGTAGGCAAACCTTCATCGATCACTTGTGCAACTATTGCCGTCATCACCCTTTTATTAAAATCATGAAAGGTGTATAAGTCAGTACGTCTATCTAGTATGTCATCCACTGTGTGTTTGTGTATATCGAATGAATAATAAAACTGATCAGCCACGCTCTCCCAGGAGCATAGATAATCTTGCGCAAACTTTAGTGGACTGAGTATGCGTTTCTGTTCATCGATGTAATCACGATTACCACTGCGCATCTGCTCATAGTTATAGTGCCGTACGATATACTTTTCAGGCCTTTCAAGAGCCATCTTGAATAGGTCGTACAGTGGTCCAGTGCCATTGGGTGTACTTATCACGATCAGTCTACCTTGACTGTCGGGTGTACCCACACTAGGACGCAAACGATTTGTGATCTCTTGCAATGTATCACTTGTATACAATGATGCTTCGTCAGCGATCCATATGCCAACGTTTAGACCACGTAAGTTTTCACGCTGTTCTGCACTTTTACAGCGTATGAAAATACCGTTAGGAAACTTTATAGTTAACTCACTGTTATTGATATCGATACCATCACGCAAATTAAAATGATTGATGCACGATTTCTTTAATGGTTCCCATATGAGGGACTTGATCATGGCACCTGTGGGTGCTGAATATATTATATCTTTATTTTTGTGATAGCGAACGTCAGTAGCGAATATAGGTAATGCTATGCTGGCTAAGAATGTCTTGCCGCTACCAACAGGCACGATATGTATGCAATGCTTGTCACTATCAAGCATGTCACGGAGCAATGTTGCTTGCTCACCATATAGATCAATCTCTATTTTTTGCATCAGTTGTTATTGTTATTGGTATCTGTGACCAATCTGCTAACTCACGCTGTGGAAATACGAACTGTGCATTCATGCTCTCGCCATTCGTTGTGACATCAACTTTGTCTGCGACAACTTTAGCAAGTATGGTCTTCTCATAATCACGGACTGCTTGCCAATCATGACGCAACATGCTTTCCATGTAATGCTCTGCAAGCAATTGCTCAAAGCGTTTACCTGTCGTGCGTTGTATCTGCTTCAATATCTCTGAGCCGCTGAGTTTCTGTATCATGCCCTTCTTGCGTCCCGCTCCCGGTCTCGCTCCGCCACGCTTTGGTTTGTTTTGTTCTTCTGACATTTATTTTGCTCCCATCACTCTTTGTTAAGTTTAGTGGCACTGAATCTACCACAACATGCACTAGTGAGTTCATATCCATGCGTTTGTAATCTGTCACTGATTGCTTGTCTAAGTTCATTGAATTGTTCCTTTGTCATGAATGGCATATATTTTAGATTGCGCACTTTGAGAAGTATCTGATGCTGATCCATATTATTGACACGCTGTATTTCTTCAACATTATCGTACATCAGATGACTCCTTCATCCTTAAGTATCTTCATTGCCCACGTCAAGCCAGCAGGTCCGCCCCACATTAGATATGCTTGTGTACCTTTGGTATTTTCGCCTGGCTTATAATAGACTCTTGCTCTGCTCAAGAATTGATATGTGCGCATGACAGTATCAAGGCTAACGTTCTCACGCTTTGCAAATTGATTAGCACGTTGTAAGCCAACACTAGTACCGCCTTTATTGCTGGGTGTGCTTTCGTCACGCATTTTTAGTCCACGCTTGGCATTGTTTGCCATGGTCTCTGTTGGCTTATAACTCATTTTTTCTTTACAGGCGTACAGACATCACGACCATTCACTGTGCCTTGATATCTGTAACCACTCCAACATGCTTTTGCATCAGCACCAACTTTCTTGCCTTGCTGATTTGTCTGTGGTAATTTTACAGGTTTAGTTGTGTTTTTCATATTCTACCTCACTTCTTTGGTGGTTTAGGTCTTTTGTTTTTCGCAGTTCTCATACCGCGTGTTGGTAATGGTTGTCTCATGTTATTCTCCTTGTTAAACATAAATTTTCTCCCAATCTTCTGGATTGTCTGTTGGATCAAGACCATCATACAATGTCTTGTCAGTGGTGTCTAGTTTGTTTTTAAACTTCAATGTACCGAACACGCTCAATATCTTTTGGTTGTTCTGTTTCCATTGTTCTACAATCTCATCATAGCGATCACTGCCAAGTATAAGTTTCAATTGCGTCTTGCAATCT